GTTAAAAATGTTTCATACCCTAAACATTGACACCAGGTTTTTAACATGTTAAGTAATAAGTGAGTCAATCGGGATGGCTCACTTATCAAGCCCTTAGAGACTAGGATTTCCTCCCCTCCTAGTCTCTTTTTTTTGTTCCATCATAAACGGTCATGAGACGCAAGACGCAAGACAACTGAACCATGGTCAATTGACCATCGGTCATAATACGCAAGACGCAAGATAATAGTTAACATGTTAAAGGCCTGGCTTTAGAATTTAGTTAACATGTTAAGGGGCCAAGCACAACTTTCAAAATTTCTTTCATGTCTTTTGTTTTTAATTTACAATCGACAAGCAACCCTTTTTCAGAGATTTCAATAGCTTGACCACCCTCAAACAAAAATAGATCGGAGGTCAAGAGGTGCTTTACCAAGAAAAAAGACAACCCTTTTGCATTGAATAACGACATATTCCAAGCAATTTGTGAGGTTTGTAGCAATATCTTGTTGTTTTTTGTTGTTTTTAACTCAACAAATACAGATCTACCATTGTGGCATAAAAATGTGTCACACATGCCATTAGAAACTCTGTTTTCAATCCTTTGATAATGAGTTTTTGGAGGTAGATTTTTCTTCAATTGCAACCAAAGATTTTTCTCTGTCATCTTCTACTTTCTTAAATTGACCCTCTACAAAAGCATGAGGATGCTCTTTTCTAATTTGTTCAAGTCTTGCAACGATTTCTTCTCTACTTAATTTATCAAGTTGATGGATATGATTTTGTTCACGTCTATCAGTAATTAATCCACCTAGTGCAGATCTTCTTACTTCTGCATTTATGGATGCAGAAAACTGTCCTTGTTCTTCTGCTTTGTGAGATAGTTCAGATAATCTTTTTAATTGTCCTATCAAAGTCACTCCATATCTTCTTTCTCTTTCATCTCGAAGTTCTTTGATATATTCAGTAACTAAAGGAAAGTCTTTTCCATTTAATAATTTAGATGCATGATATCTAGCACTATCTTCAGAGTATCCACTTTTAACTGCACATTGTTTTGCAGAATAAATACCCTCGACATAGTGTTTTGCGAATTCTTTTTGTCTTGCAGTAAGTTTGTTAGCCATAAAGCTAATATAAGGGATTTTTACAACCAAATCAATTTTGAAAAAATAAAATCTCGCACATGTGCTTGTGTTATTTCAAGTGTAATAAATGTAACAATTTGTAATAAAAATAAAACAATAAGTCATTGATTTTATTGCATTGTTACAATTGTTACATTTATACACCTATATTCAAAAATATTTTTAAATTTATTTTCGTTATGAAAAACCCTTATATAAGTAATTTAATTGTCATTAATTGCAATTAATTGTTTGACTTTTAATATATGTTCATGGTAGGGTTTTTAAGAGTTAATTTTTTTATGGAGGATAAAATGAAGACATTAAGAAAACTAAACAAAGATGAGATTACATTATTAAAGTTATTAACTGATGCTTATTTATTTGCAAATCTTTCAGACTGTGAAGATTGTAAATGGAATGAGGGAAATCATTCTAATTTAAATTATGTAACTGTAGATCATATAAATGGGTTAGATGCTAGTCTTTGTTCAACAGTATGTAATCCAATCGAGAAAGCCATTGTTAATATAATTGGTAGAGATCTTTATGAAGAGTGGACATCGTTCAGTACTTTGATTGTCGATGATCTAGTAAAACTTATAGATGAAAAACTAGAGAGACAAAAAGATGCAATGGCTCTTGATTGTGCTTTAACTTATTTGGAAAGAGAGGAGGGATAAAAATGAATATTTATTTAACTAAAGAACAACAAAAAGTTTTGAAAGCAATTCTAAAACAAGAGCAAACTTCCCAAACATCTACATGGGAAGTTGATGGTAAAAGAGAATTCAAACACGTTGATATTATTCTAATGAAATTAAATGGAGGTAAATAATGAAAAAAATAACTAGAACAACTATTAAAGGTTTTATCAAAAAGAATTTCGATGATCTTTATATTTCTACGAGATCAAGATTTAATGGGATGATTGACTGTGTTGATGCATGTGAAGATCAATCATTCCGTAAAGTTGAAAGAGATAATAGAGAAAGATTTCATGATAATTCATTAGGTATCAAAGATGCTTATTTTATTGGTCATAGTAGAGATTATTTTCAACCATATAATCTAGATGGTTTTAAAGGTTATGAGATTTATAACTGTGTAGGTTCTTTTATCTTGGCAGTTAAGGAGGGTTAAATGGACAGTTTTAAGGCATTAACAAAACTTTATAATAGATGGTTACAAAGAAACAAACTTAACCCTCTGATTAGTGCAGATGATCTTTGGCATGATCACGTCAATGGTCAATTGACAATGCACTTTCGAGGAGTGGAAAAGAAATATTCATTAACTAACAATCAAGTTGATTGGTTAAGAAAGTTCATGGAGATTTGGTTTAGATCTGAAGAGCATGAGTTTAATAAGAATAAAACTGAACAAGATAAAATTGGAGAATTGTGGAATGAGTATCTTTATAGAGACAAGAGATCATTCAATGAATATTTTTCTGAAGAGTTTGGTTTTACTTGTGACGAAGATATTACCTACAATCAAATGAAAGTTTTATGTGAAAGATTAATAGGGAGGAAACAATGATCAATGGTCAATTGGCAATGCTTAAGGACAGTGGAGCAACACTACAATATGAATGTGAAGATTGTGTGGGACATGGATACATACCCATAAATAATGCAGAGTTAAGCACATGCGAAGAATGTGGTGGTCGAGGATGGACTGAGAATTTATCCTCGATACCTCAAGACATAATAATAACAATAGGGAGGAAGTAATGAAATTAATTACATTTAGATATGGAAGAAGAACAGAAGAGGGATGGGCAGAATTTTCAAAGTTATTTAATGAAATGGAAGATGTAATTAAAATAGATGTTTTAAATGATGCACTTCACGATTTAGAAATAGAAAAACAAATAATAATGAAAAGATTATACGGAGGAATAAAATGAACGGAATTTTAAATATACCATACTTAATTGATGAATCACATGGTTGGGGAATAGTGACTAGGCAAGACATTCGCAAAGCACGATTACATCCCAATGATTTTCCAAATGCATATAGAACTAAAGGCGAAGAGATATTTGCTCTTGAGGAAGATTGTGAACTACCAAAACTACTTAACAAGTTAAATGAAAACAGAGTTATCTTTCAATTGAATGAACAATTCATTGACTACAAACATAAAGATAACCCTAGAAATTGGAAATAAAATCCAGGCCTTTAACATGTTAACTAAAAAGACTTGTGATTAATTGTAATATAATATTTAATAATAAAAAACTAAGGAGATAAAAAATGAATAGAATAAAAGATTTAGTTATTGATGTAGAAAGCCATTTAGGTTTTCTGCTCAATGATGAGGGATTGACGAATGATCAAGCATTGACAGTGATCGAGCAAGAAGAATTCATTGTCGGTGGTCAAAAGTTTAGTGGCAGATTTGTTCGTCAATGTGCAGAGCAGATCCTTAACGATTGGACAGTTGAGGATTCATATTACAAACCTTTTCTAGAACTTATCGGAGGACAAAATGAAAATAGATAAACTAGAATTAAAAAATATCTCTTACTATGCAAGAGGTTCAGAAGAAACTCCATGCTATAATGCGACTGTATATATCAATGGAAAGAAAGCCATTGAGGTATCCAACGATGGACATGGTGGATGTGATAGGCAACATACCTATCCTCAATCTGAATTCAATGTAAGAGAGATTGATAGATGGTGTGTTGAAAAGTTTGGTCAAGAAACTTGGGAACATGATGGCAAGACTTATTCTATTGATCTAGGCTTGGAGCATTATTGCCATGACGAATTATACAAACACCTTGATACTAAAGCATTAAAGAAAGAACTAAAAAAGAACTATGTTTGTGTTGAGAAAGACAAAGTAAAAGATGAAGAGTTCTTGGTCACATGGAAAAGAAAAGGCGATCATATGGATAATTATTTCAAAAACTTTTTGAAGACTGATTATCCTCACATGGTGGATAAGTGTTTAAACTTTTTACCATTCGATCAAGCATTAAAATTATTTAAGGAGTACACATAATGGATAAAGTTACAGAAGAACAAGTAGAGTTTTGGTTAGGGTCAGATATGACTAAAAACGAGATGATAGAATATTTTATGGATATAGCAAATGGAGCTTATAAAGTGGATATATTTAAACAAGATATTATAGAAACATGGGAGTATAACAATGGGTAGATATTATCATGGAGACATTGAGGGCAAGTTTTGGTTTGGAGTTCAATCAAGTACTGATGCCGAGTTTTTCGGAGTAGAGGGATTTACAAACTATCTTCACTACTACTTCGATGAAGATAACAAGAAAGACATTGTTAAAGGTATGCTTGAGTGTGACAGAAAATTAGGCAAGTATAAAAAACACTTGGATGAATTCTTTGATAGTCGAGAGAGTTACAATAATCAAAAACTTGCAGAGTTTTTAAATGAGAAAGAAAAACCTCATAATCATTCTGAAGATGAAGTTAGATATTATTTAGAATGGTATGCAAGACTGAATCTTGGGAAGAAGATTTATGATTGTGTAATTGACAATGGTCAATGTAGTTTTGAGGCAGAACTATGATTAATCATCTTGATTTATGTAGTGGCATCGGTGGGTTTGCTCTTGGATTTAAATGGGCAAACCTATCCAAACCCATAGCATTTTGTGACTTTGATAAACCATGTCAGAAAGTGTTAGCAAAAAATTTTCCAAACGTACCAATATTTAATGATGTAAAGGAGTTAGCAAGTGACCCAAGAAAATTTATTCGACAACCAATCGGAATCCTTAGTGGAGGATATCCATGTCAACCATTCTCAACAAGTGGCAAAAGGCTCGGAACGGAAGACCCTAGACACATCTTTCCGTACATCCATGAAATTGTTAAACAAGTTAGACCCTCTTATTGTGTTTTCGAAAACGTATATGGGCACGTCTCCATGGGACTTGACGAGGCACTCTTTGCAATGGAAAGCCTTAACTACCAAACGAGGACATTTGTTGTTTCGGCTAGCAGTATCGGAGCGAGGCACAGACGAGACAGAGTGTGGATCATCTGTAAAAACTTGGGCGACTCCTACTACCATGGACTCTCTACCTCCGAGATCGGCAGAGGCAACGAAGAGATTGCAAGAGGGAGCGAGGAAAGGTCGGAAGAGACCAAGCAATTTGAGGGAGCAAGTAGATCCCAAGACAATGGAGATGTATCCTACTCCAACGACCAAGGGCTTCGGTCATGCATCGGAGGGACAGACAATGATCTTCAGAAAGAAAGTGGAGAGGGGAGAACTGACAGAGGCAGAGGCTCGATCTATGATGAATGGGGTAACTTTAAGACCACCGAGGATGGAAGAGTGGAAGTTTCCAACTCCGAACAGTGGACTAAAGAAGCATTCATACAATGGCAACAATCAATATTACGAGAAGCGATTGGAAGATGGCAGACAAGTGGATCTCACAATGAAGATGTATCAAACAGAGGGAGATGCGAGACTAAACTGCGATTGGACAGAGTGGCTAATGGGATATCCTATTGGATGGACGAACCTAGAGGAGTCCCAAGAATCACAACCGAGCAACAAAACCGAGCAAACAGATTAAAGATGCTTGGAAATGCTATCGTACCACAACATGCCTATCACATAGGACTAGCCATAAAGGAGGATATAATAAATGCCTAGACCCTCAAACCCTCTTTCATTTGATTCTATCGAAAAACTTAGGTCATTATATGAAAGACATTGCGAGTTACTAGACATTCCAAAATACAAAATAGACCGAGCAGAATATAATGGTGTTTTGCTCGGCATTGACCTAGTCTTGGAATTAAATAGTAGTATAAAACAATTTGAACAAGATATTCTTGAACTTGAGGGTAAGTCTAAAGATGACAAAGTTGTTATCAAAAGAGCCAAAAGCAAGAGATCAAGTTTGTACTTATAGAGAATGAGGTTAAATTATGGTAGACTTAAAATGTAAGTGTGGGACAAAAGCAGACGTAAAGGAAGGAAATGAATATTTATGTCATAAATGTTATTTCAAACTAAAAGGAGTAAACTATGAGCAATGGTCAAGAAGCAACCTACTTAGAACATCCACCACTTCTCCAGGAAAATCAAATGGAGTGGGAGATGGCAGTTATAAAAGTATCAAGGGTTATTGAAGACACTTGTAAAGAATATGATGAAAAAGGACATCATTACTATTCAGACTATTTAAGAGAAGCTTTTCAAAGAATAGTAAAGGGTTAGATATGTTCAAAGCCATGTTATTAATCTGCTCCTTGGTTCATGGATCGGGAGACGAGATGAGTTGTTTTCAAATCAACGATACTCTTGCCCCCGATGGATATATAACTGAAAAAAAATGCAGAGTTAGAGTTAAGGAGATGGCAGATATGATAACATTGATAGTTCCGTATCCACATATTATAAAATATAAATGCGAAAACAAAACAAGGAGGACAAGCATTGAAGAAGAGAATATACAATAACTTTGCCGAAAGATCGGCGAGGCAAGAAATATCAAGAATATGTAAAGATTTAAAGAAAGCGAATAAAAAAAGAGAAGACGACACATGGTTTGAGGATGACCCAAAAGCCATAAAAGAAATAGATTATGGTCGTGTGGTTCGTGAACCTACAATCAAGCCATTTACGGGTGGCTATTCACCATTGTCTGACATCATGGACAAAGGTGGTAACAATCATCTTAGATATGTCGCTAAACATGGTTCGGCAAGGGATGGAGTTCGATATAGATACAAGAAGAAAAGGGATTAATTATGACTACTACAAGAATAGTTAACCATCTAGCGATGACGTTAGAGGATGAAGCAAATGAGCTTGATTCTGTTGGAGAATCCGAAAGAGCAGAACAATTAAGAGAATTAGCTTTAAAATATAGACAAATGGAATATAATGGTCATTTAATAGTACATGAAAGGAAAAATATTGATGGAAGAAAATGAATGGAAAGAGAAACTAGGTCATGAGTGGAAAGAAGAAGAAATTAAAACACATTGTTTGCCGAGATGCCCTAGATGTCAAGGCACATTACAGACTGTTAACATACATGGTCATGAGCAATGTGTTTTGTGCCATAGTGTTGTGGATGATTGTTGCCAAGGCTCACAATTAAAATGAGTGATAACATTATACATTTTGATTCGATTCGCAAGACAAAAGATCCCGTAGAGAAAGTTTGTCAGATGGCATCAAAAGAGTTTGCAGAGTTAATTATTATTGGTGAAGATAAACAAGGCGAACTTAAAATGGTAACAACTTTAGAAAATTATGCAGACATTAATTACATTATTGATATAGTTAAACTTGGATTATTAACAAAGGGAGCAGAGGAAAATGGGAGAGAATAAATATCAAACTTATTTAGAAGCAAGTTTGGAAGAAGTGATAGGTTATATTAAAGGGGAGCTTAACTTGGAAGAGGCAGTGGCAAGACTTGAGCAACTCGGACACGACAAAAAAAGTGCAACTAAGGTTCTCCGAAACACTGATAGAGATAACATCTACAGTTTTCAAACAAAATCCAGACTTGGCGATAACCCAAGCGAGGAGAATGTGGGAGATAAGCAAGCCGATTGAGACAATTAGTCTTATGTGTGGGATAGAAATACCTGTACTAAGAATGCTTGCCGTTGTCTTAGAATGGAAAAGAATTAAGAAAGAGTGGTGGGAGATAAAATGGTTTGGACCTTATCTAACACCCGAAGAATTACTACAGATCGATGACGATTGGAGCGATCAAAATTTAAAGGAGGTACCTGATGATAATGAGGGAGTTTATAGAGATAAGTACAATAGTTTTAGTTCGGCTGCGTCAACTTTATCTTGGATAAATGACACATACTCATGAGTAAAAGTCAGAAAAGAAAAGTAAATCCAACTGACTTTAAAAGGAACAGACGGGTTATGTTTAATGAAATAAAAAGAAAAAGAGGATGCGAACATGTCATTTTAGATTTATTTTTTTTCAAAATTGTTTGTGGTTATGATAAGAAAACAGTCAATTTGGATTGGCATCATTTAGATCCAGGCCAAAAATATAAAGATAGTAAAGGAAAAAGAATAGCAGTTTCAGAGATGATATCTAGAGGGCTAAATAAAAAGATTGTAGAAAAAGAAATAAAAAAATGTATTGTGTTGTGTAAGAAACATCATGCATCACATCATGCAGAGCTTGAAATGAAAAGGGTTGAGGAAAATGAAGGACTTACTAATTAACTGTGTCGCAGAAGAAAAAAGATTAAGACAACTTCAGTATGATGCAGAATGGTCGGGGGACAATGAACAAGCCGACTTTTACAAACGACAAGCAAATCACTTTAAAGGCTTGATAAAACAAGGGATTATGCTAGAACCTACATTTTGAAATTTAAGGAGGGAAAAATGAATTTCAAATACAAAACAAAACCATATCAACACCAAGAAGATGCACTAAAACATAGCTTTGATAAACGGAACTATGCATACTTTATGGAGATGGGGTGTGGTAAATCTAAAGTTCTGCTCGACAATATGGCATGGCTTAGACTACAAAAGAAAATAGATTCTGCGATTATTGTAGCTCCCAAGGGAGTCTATCGGAATTGGGAATTAACAGAGATTCCAAAACATTTCTTGGATGAAATTGAATATGATACTTTTACTTGGAGAGCTAATCCAAACAAGACTCAAAAAGATGAGTTGATTAGGGCAACAAAAGATAAATCTAAATTTAGAATTCTTTTAATAAATGTTGAAGGATTTGCTACACCAAAGGTAAAAAAATACACTGATGCTTTTATAAAAGACTCTAACTTTTTATTAGCAATTGATGAATCAACAACAATTAAGAACCACCAAGCTAAAAGAACCAAGGCATTAATTAGTCTTGGTAAACAAGCAAGCTATAAAAGAATATTAACGGGATCACCTGTTACAAAATCTCCTATGGATTTGTTTTCTCAATGTTTATTTATGAGTCAAGACTTACTAGGATTTGATTCTTTTTGGTCTTTTCAAGGTCGATACGCAGTTATGAGAAGACAAAAGATGGGAGCTCATTCCTTTAACCAGGTCATTGGATATAGGAACTTAGATGAATTAGCTTTGAGGTTAAGAACATTTTCTTTCAGAGTTACAAAAGACAAAGTTCTGAAAGATGTTCCTCCAAAAATATATACAACTAGAGAAGTAAACCTATCAACTGAACAGTTGCAACACTATCAATCCATGAAGAAGAATGCATTGACAGTGGTCAATAATGAGTTGGTAACGGCAACTGAAGTTATGACACAATTAATTAAACTTCAACAATTGCTTTGTGGGTTTATCGTCACTGATGATGGAGATACAATTGAAATAAAAAACAATCGGATGACGGCTATGATAGATGCCATTGAAGAGATGAGTGGTAAGGTAATCATTTGGGCTAGATTCAGACATGATATAATTTCAATAACAAATACTTTAAGAAAAAAATATGGACATGCATCAACTGTTAATTATTTTGGAGACACTTCTGAAAAAGACAGACAACATGCAATCCTAGGAATTGAGAACGATCCTAACGTAAGATTCTTTGTTGCGAATCCACAAACGGGGGGCAGAGGTTTGACTCTGATTCAAGCAACAAATGTAATCTATTATTCTAATGATTTTGATTTAGAAAAACGGATTCAATCTGAAGATCGTAATCATAGATCGGGTCAAAAGAATCAAGTCGTCTATGTTGATTTGATAGCTAAAGGCACGATTGACGAGTATATTGTGAAAGTCTTACAGAACAAAATTGTCTTAGCAGGTAAAGCTTTGAACGAAGAAGCTAAAAAATGGTTACAAGTTTCTCCAAAAAAAGACGATTAGTTGCTGAAATTTACAACAATATACTATATATAATAAATACCCATAAAAAATAACAAGGAGCATAAAGTGCAAAAATACAGAACAGTGGCTATCCCAATCGAGATTTTCGAAGAGCTAAGAGAGATAGCAGAAAAAGAAGGAAGATCATACGCAAGACAAATTTCTTGGATGATAAAAAATTATTTTAATAAAGATATTGACAATTAATTGCAAATGATTATCTTAAAAGAACATGAGTTATAATTCTCCAGTTTATTTCTACTGTATGATTCATGTGCAAAATATTCTCGGCAGTTACTTCAAGCGTACGGAAATTGCTGCCGAGAACTTCAAAGCCGAAGGGCATAACTTTAACAAAGGAGGTTCAATTATGAACGAGTTATTTGAAACGATGGTTGCAGATGCGAGTGCGTTTGATGATATTAACGCAAAAAAAGGGAGTGAATTATCTTCTTTAATTCGTAGCAGTCAACAACTTTCAAATCAAATCAAAGAAGCCGAGCAACATCTCAAAGATCTTAAGGCTATGAGACACAAGGTTGATACTGAATCCATTCCTGCAATTATGCAAGAAATGGGGATGGACTCTATTACTGTGGATGGTAATAAAGTTCAGTTAAAACCTTTTGTACACGCAAGCATACCTCAAGATCGAAAAGGTGAAGCTTATGATTGGTTAAGATCAATTGGCGAAAGTGACATCATCAAAAACGATGTTGTCGTAAGTTTTAGCATGGGAGAAGACAACCTTGCTAAATCTATTATTGCCGATCTCGAAGAGAAAGGTGTTAATCCAAGTTCAAAGACACACATACATCCAATGACTTTGAAATCTTGGTTATCAGATCGTATCAAGGATGGAAAAGATGTAGATCTTGAAATGTTTGGTGCGTATGTTGGAACAACTGCTACATTTAGAAAGGTATAATTATGAGTGAACAAGTAGTTAAGAGTAAAGAAGCAGGTTTACCTGCAAGTTTGATAAGTGAAATGGCAACCGATTCTGGCTTGGGTTTATCTAACGTGACGGCAGACGATATGCAGATTCCTTTTTTAAGGATTCTACAAGCTCTGTCTCCACAGTTAGTTAAGACTAATTCTGGATATATTAAAGGTGCAGAACAAGGAGACATCTTCAATACTGTAACACATCAAGTGTGGAAAGCAGATGAAGGTCTTATTGTTGTGCCTTGCTATTTTGAGCAAAAGTTACTTGAGTTCGTCCCAAGAAATCAAGGAGGTGGTTTTGTACAAGAGTTAGCTAAAGATCATCCTGATGTTTTAAATGTAAGAAGAGACAAAGAAACAAACATGGATATCTTACCAAGTGGTAACGAACTTGTAAGAACAGGTCAACATTATGTCAAGGTCTTCAATGATGAACTTGGCATGTTAGAACCTGCCATCATAGACATGAAGAAAACACAAATCAGAAGATCAAAGATTTGGGTAACTCAAATGTCAATGCAAACTATTAAGTTAGCTGATGGCTCATCAAAACCTGCTCCTATGTTTGCCAATAAGTGGAGGCTGAAAACAGTAGCCGATGGCAACGATAAAGGATCTTGGTATTCCTGGCAGATAGAAAAAGTCGGGATGGTAGATTCTCTTGACATTTATAATGAATGTAAAGAGTTTCATAATAGTGTTGCTAGTGGAGAAATCAAAGCAACGGCAGTAGCCGATGAACTTGATCAAGCTCCAACAGTTAACACTGATGAAGTGCCATTCTAACTTTTTAACAGTTTCGGGTGGGGGTTCCTCCTTTCTATCATTTTTCCCCTACCCGAATACCATTTGTGAGGAATAAAAATGGACAATGGTCAAAGGTTTATGGATGCTTTTCAAGGTTTCTCTGAAGCTCATGGAGAAACAAAGATTTCCCAGGAAAGAAGGCAAGGGAAACAAGCAGCTAATTCATATATAAAGAGAACTCCTTTAACAATGGAACTCATCAACGGTCATCTTGAGGGTGGTCTTGGTGTTGGTTCTATTCCTATCAACGAAGAAAACAACTGTAAATTTGGTGCATTAGATATTGATACATATCCGATTGACCATCTAGCCTTAGATAAAAAATTAAGAAAATTAAAGATACCATGTGTTGTTTGTAGAAGTAAAAGT